GATCTGAAGCTTGTTCGTGTGCTTCACGGTTCGGGAGTCGATCGTGCGGTTGATCCAGCGGTGCCTAAGCTTCTTGAAGCAGGCGGCAAAGCGGCCGGTCTTCCTTGTCGGGTTTCCAAAGGCCGCCCAGATGATCTCCGTGTCCTTGTCGGAGAGTGCCCCTTCGGCTACTTCCCAGACGGCGTCCGAGATTGCTGAAGCCTCATCGAAGATCAGGACGATGCGCTTGCCCTGGTTGTGGAGACCTGCGAAGGCCTCGGTATTGGTATCCGACCAGGTGATCGCGTCGATCCTCCAAGTCTTCTGGTGGGCAGGATCAGCGGAATAGATCGCGGTCGCCGTGTAAACGAACCAATGGGAGGCGATGAAGAGCCTATGCCACTTGGCCACTTCAGGCCAGGTCTTGGTCTCAAGCTGACGGGCAGTGTTGGCGGTCACAACCCCTTTGGTGTCCTCGAAGGTCGAGATCGACCAGAGGATGAGCCAGGAGACGAGTGCCGACTTGCCGATCCCGTGGCCGGCGCGAACCGCAATCTGGATGACCTCGTTGACAGTGAGAAGCCCCTCACCAACCGCAATCAGGAGCTCCTTCTGCCAGGCTTCGGGCCCCGTGAAATGCTGGAGCTCACCCTTGCCCCAAGGAAACGAATACATGACCCAGCCGTAGGGGTCTTTCTGAAAGGATCCCATGGCCCGGATCAGTTCGAGCTCACTTGGATTGCTGAGCTTCAGGGGGGATTTGGCCATCAGGCGTCCACCCCTTCTTCGGCTTCAGGCTGATCTGCTTCAAGCTCAGCCTTGGCCTTGGCAACACGTTCACGCGCCTCTTTCAGGAGAGCCCCCAGACCTGAGGAATCCTCAACCTCGATCTTGTCGGTAAACATCTTGAAGTATTTACCCAGGAGCTCGAGTGCCCGGACTTTGTCGTTGAGCTTGAGCTTCTTCGTTTGGCCGATATGGAAGCGGTCCTGGCCTGAGCCCTCAAAGAGGTCGTCGGTCTCGACCGCGGCGATGGCGCGTGCAACCGTTGCCGGCATGGCGTGGATGTTCTTCAGGCTGCCGTTCTCCTCGTAGGCGCGGCGGATATCCAGGAACGCGATGTGAGCAAGCTCGCGAAGTACCCGGTCAGCCGTGATCCGAGTCCTCTTCTCCTGGGCTTTGGATCCGGCCCGAATGGCTGCCTTGACTGCCTTCTGGGTCATGAGTCGGGAGGCCTGCTCATTTGCGGTCTTGGGAGAATAGCCGGCGCGGATCGCAGCCTGGGTCTGGTTGCGATCGACCAGGTACTCGGCAACGAATCGCTTCTTCTTCTCGGTGAGCTCGAGCGGCTTTCGCTTCGATGAGAGAGGCTTCTTTTCACTCATCAGTGAACCCCATCAGCAAGCGGTGCCCGGGCTTTGGGTATCCCCTTCGACTTGGACTTCCCCTTCCCTTTCGGACGGAGGTCCGCCTTGAAAAGCACAATCTCCCCAAGCGTGGTCTCAAGCCTCGCAAGCTTCATCCCCAGGGCTTCGAAGTAGGCCTTCCGGGACTGATGCGAGGAAGTCGATTCCAGCACAAGGTCTGCAAGCAGGTTCAGGAGAACGTTCTCAGCTAGGTGGACACAGACCAAGCCATCATCTGGGAGCGCGTTCAGATAGGCCGAAAGCTTGTTGCTCACGGCAGAAAGCAGAACTTCGCAGTGTTTTGCGAACTGATCCCGATTCATTGAATCCCTACTCCAACTCTCTCAAATGGCGTCCCGTGATCGGCCAGGACCGGGACCACGCCTGTTACGACCCCGGTCGGAGAACCGAGGCTGCCGAAGACATCACACGATGCCATCGGTCGACTTTTCCTCTCTCATCCGTGAGAGAGGTGGTGCTCTTCCGTGAGCAGCCTGTCTGGTGCAACGCGTTCTAACTATGAGAGCAGACGGACAGGGTAAACCGAAGGTTTACTCCACGTTTCGTGCAGTTTACCGAAGCGTGCACTTTCAAGGGGAGTTGGAGTTGCATTACACTTCCGTTATGGAACCAGAAATCAGGCTCAAGACGGATGACAAGAAGCTGAATGAACGAATCAGCCTATGCGTGGATTCTGAACTCCATGCGCTTTGGGGCGTGTGCGCGAAACACACCGATGTGACGGACAAGCTCAGGGATTTTCTCAGAGAGAAGCTTCCTCCCATCTACGAGACGCTCAAGGCATCCGGGAAGCTCAAGCAGAAGATGGGGTGAGCCTGTGACGTTGGTGGAAGCTATCCGAAGCGGGAAGCGCTACCGGCGTAAGGCCTGGGCCAAAAGCTTTTGGGTTCTGGCAGATCGCCTGGACCATACAACTGCGGTCTTCAGCCCGGACGACGTCCTGGCCGAGGACTGGGAGCTTGAGGAACCGCGTACCGAGGTTACCCCCTCCCAGGTCAGGAAAGCGATCGCTGAAGCCTTTCAAGACGCGAAGAAGGAAGCCGACACTGAAGGCCGATATTGGGCCCATCCGAGTACGGTGCTCAATGCCGTGCTTAAGCGCTTTGGATTTGAGGTGCTCGGGGATCCGCCTGCACGATCGCATTTGGAGATTGTTCCGGAGACGGTGGAGATCACGAAGGACGATCTGGTCGGCGCCATCAGCCGGGTCATGGGGATTGGGATCGATGAGATGCCTGCTCAGGTGGATGAGATCTGGCGGGACCTGATCAATCACCTTCCGCGGGCGAGCTGAATGAGCTGTATCAGGATTTGTCCCACTGTTGCTAACGCCGCGACCCATGCCGCATAGGTAGCATTCTGCGCACTCCGAGCGGCCGCTTGCGCATTCGCTATCGATTCGCGATGCTCCTTATCTGCGCTTCTTCGCTCGATCTCAGCTCGAAAGATCGCTTCATCCCTTTCGCGAAAACTTCGCGCGATCCCTATATTCTCGGAGACTAGGTGGTGCCAGCAATCTCGAAGCGCTTCATCCGGAACATCGTCGAAGGTACACTCGCCCTTGCATAGAAGAGGATAATACTTATCAAAAGTCGCCATCCGAGCCTTACGGACGCTCAGACGGTCGACATGCTTTAGACTCCACTGATCCTGATTCACCACCGGTGGCCTTACCTCAGCCGGAGGGCTTGGTCAAAGCGGCCCGGCTAGCATCGGTATCCTCATCGCCCATCGTTCGTATAGCTTCACTCGCAGTCTCAAAGGCTTTCTTACTGAAGTGCCATGCCACTTTCTCACGTGGATCCTCAACGGTTGCCGGATCTTTAAGTAATGAAGCAGCCTCCTCGAGGCCTTTGGCTGCCTCGGCCCTAGCCAAGCGGTAACCTGCCTCGAAGCCAAGTTTCACGCGATCTTCCCAAGCTTCATCTTTAGGCCAGCGTTCGACGTGACTTGCCCCTTGAGCCCATTTGACAGCTTCTTTTCTGACGTGCTTCATGGATTTGGATCCCTATCCTCTCACGATTTTGAAGTGTCCTGCGTCGTCCTTCACGACGTTGATCTTCTCACCCTTCGCCACGCGACGTGCAGCTTCCTTTGCCAAGCTCAGAGGAATTCCCTTGGCTTCTTTTCGAATCCGCTCTTCGATTGCCTCCTCGACCTTGTCATTGACAGCTTCCTTAAGCTTCTTTCCGAAATTCTTATCAAACAAATCGAGCTTTACCTTCTTCATGTGCCTCACTCCCTTCACTTCTTCGGCAGGTACTTCACGCGCTTCTTTTCTTTCCCAAAGTCGACGATGACATAGACCACCGTTCCGCCTTCAGCATCTGGCTCCTCGACGAGCTTGCAGGCGGAGCACACGGGGATCCCGTGGCTCCTGATTTTCACGTCAGAATGGCCACAGCCAACACAAAGCGGGGTACTTTTTGCCATCTCAGGACTTTACCCACTCACCCTCCTCAACACGGCGCTCAAAGTCGCGGGTTAAGAAAATTTAACTGGGGTACCCTTTCCGGACTCATGAAGCACACTGTCTCGTTCGACCAGGCGGAGCCGCGGGCGGGACTTACCCGGGTAAGGTTCGCTTTCACTGTAAGTGTCCGCCTCCTCCTCGAGGCATTCAAGCCACGTCCTAAGAACCTCCCGACCGTCCGGGTATCGGACTGAGAAGGCCAGCATCCGGGCCGCTAGATCGAGGAAAACCGGGTCATTCGTGGGATCAGTGAAATTTCGCATGCGCGTCAGTGCGCAAGGGATGGGCCAAGCCTAAGTTCACTTTTTGTGCAATTTGCGCGTCGACCGGAGGTTAACAAAGGCTAACAGCCGGCATGAAAAAAGGCGCCGGGGAGGTCAACCCGGCGCCCGCCATTTTGAGAAAGGAGTAAAATGAATCGCTCATTATCGTCACAGAAAAGGAATGCAAGTGGCGGGCTTAAGGATCACTCCCCTCCCTCAATCCATCTTCACACATCCAGCGTGTTTGGCCTTCCCACTTGACCGGATAGCAGCCGGTAGGCATGGGGCTTGGCTTCGGAGGCGGCTTTCCGGACCCACAGGCGACCTGGACGGTGAGCAGGAGAAGGAGCACGCGGGTCACTTCCCCGCTCCGGCGAGCGCGTCCATCGGAGAGTTTGTCTCACCACTTGAATCAATTCCGAGATGCACATCGAACAAGGCCTCGCTCCTCACCAATTCTTTGAGGAGCGCAAGCTCGGTCGCGTGGTCGGCCTTCACCTCGGCCCGCCTAGCTTCAGAAAGGATGTGTTGCTTGAAAGCTTCACGCGCAAGCCTCCAAGCCTTCTGCTTGATCTGGATCACGTCCACAGCTACCGAACGAGTTGCCTGCACGACTTGAGTTTCAGGCTCCCGATCCTTCCTGACATCAGCTTTCCTCTTCCGCGTCCCAAGACCATTCTTTTCGATGGCAGCTTTGACTGCCTCTAGGTCAAAGACCTGGCCCGAACTGGTTCGCTTGGATGGAATCTTCTCCTTGGATGCCCAGAAGTAGAGGGTCGCTTTCGAGATGTTGAGCTTTTCCGACAGACCTCCGATCGAAAGCACGCCTTCGCTTACACCTTTACTCTTCGCCATCACAAAATCCTTTCCCCTATCTGCCCTCAGCTTCTCATGCCCTTTTGGCCTCCAGGGACTCACGGTCGCACCCGTCTTCTGAAGCTCACAGTCGAATGAGCAATATTTCTGCGGACTCGTCGGCATGACCCGAAAACCCTTCCCGCATCCAGCCTCACAGAACTTCTCGACAAGCTCCATCACTTCCCCTCCTGTTTGCGCACTCGTCGACGCTGGGCTGTAGCCCGTATGTCGCGGGTCACCTTAAAAGCGAAAGTTTTTCCGTCGGGCAACTTCTCCAGTTCCCATAAGTGCACGAGCCCGCAATCGCAGCATTCTGTTTTGAATTTCTCTTCCAGACGGACGTGAGCGCCGTCCTGCTTCCGGGTGTATTTGGCTTTCACTTCCCCTCCCTGGTGAGCGCCTGGGCGCGAGCGAGCGCATCCATATGAAGCTGAACATGCTCGCCAATAGCTGCGGGCTCTGCACCGAATTCATCGAAAGCCCTTCCCAAATCGTGCCCAGTCTTAACGACCGCGCGGAACACCTCCAGCCACTCGCGGCCAGCGTCGGAGGAGAGGGCGGCAAGGATAGTTGCCTCCGCCTTTGTTTTTCCTGTAGGGGTGTCAGGTGCCAACGCATCTGCGACCGCCTCTACAAAGGGTTGGAGCTTCTCCAGCGCCGCCCGAAGGTGGGCTGCTTCGGCGCGCAGTACATTCACTTCTACTTCCAGAGGAGACTCAGACCCGTAGGGATGGTCCATCAGGTCAGGATGAGCTACGCACTCTTTGCCTGCCTTGCACCCAGGACACTCGCAGGGAATGAACTTGTGGTGCCCATCTTTCGCGTTGCTCATTTCCTCACCTCCTCGGTGAGCGCATTTTTCTTCTGTATAGATATTGCGAAGCATTTGAGCCAGTCCTCCACCTCTTCCAAATTGCTGAATGAGATATAACCGAGTTCCGCGAGCTTCGTGGCCATCTGACGTGGATTCCATGACTGCATCAGAAAGTTTTCGACTTGGACTTCTCTTAGGTGATTGAATCCACGAGCACGATTCATCACGGTTTCCCCTCCCCGGTGAGCGCGTCCCAGAGGGCGAGGACCTTTACGCACTTGTTGTAAATCATGTCCTCCTCCAAAATAGGCAATGCCTCCCTCAAAGCGCCTGCCATCCCGCGCGCGGCCTCCAGCCAAGTGCTGCCAGCGTCGGAGGATTGGAGGGCGGCGCGGGCAATGCCCATCGCCCAGGGCATGTAATCCAATCCAATCGGGGCAGGTCCATAGTAAATCTTTTCCAGCGATGCCCGAAGGTGGGAGGCTTCGGCGCGGGCAGCGTCCCGCTGGTGACGGCTAATGCTCAGTTGCTGTGCGTAAATTGGAGGTTCATCTGACGATGCTGTACCGTTGGCGAGAATTGCCGCTGCCTGGGGCCAGAATTCAGTAGGTCTAAGCATGTCTTGAACTCGCTGAAGCCTTGCAGCCATCCAGTCGGCACGGAACTCAAGCCGGTCTATCTCTGATTGAAACATCGCTGTTTGGTCGCTCATATTTCGGATACGGTCTGTCTGGTAATCAAACTGTTTCATCCAGAACTCCACAGTATCGCGACTATGTTTCAGTCTCTTCACTTCCGCCCGCGCGGAGGCAAGCTCGCGGTCAAGCCGTCTCACATGAGCAATGAATTCCGTTTCCAGCACGTAGGCGGTGCCGCGAAACGTTATCGTTGTATAGTCAAGGCGGTCGCTCACTCCCCACCCCCGAGCCCCAGCGCGCGGCAGAAGGCCTCAAAGTGACCGGATTCAGCTGCACAGTACTTATACCCGCTGCCCTTGACGAACCTGTCCCACGCCTTCGCAAGCGTCTCCTTTGTCACCACAGTGGCCCCAGGGGGTGCTTCGAGGAAGCGGATGCGTTTCCATGCCTTGCGTGTGAATGCGATAAGAGCTGGAATCTCGTCGAGCTGGTCGCAAATGTGCTTATCTATCCACACCTCACGCGGCTCGGAGGAAGACAGCGGTGCTCCCCCGCCGCTACCGGGGGATGTCCTCCGAGTTTCCTCCCCTGCGGGGGAACCGCGTGGCTTCACGGGCGCGAGCCGTTCTGCGACAGCCGCTTCATCTTCGGTAAGTTCAGCGCCCCATCCGGAGAAGCAGAAGTCGGACTCTTTCCCGGTCAGCTTGAAATATGCTTCTTTGACAGCCTGGCGGAGCGGCCAGTCAGCGCCGGGGGGTAGCGCCTCGGTATCCACACCGCCGATCTTGCAGGACCACACGCGCGGCTTCACGGGCTCACTTACTAATTTGCTACTACTTTCTCCTACTGGTGGTAGTTGGGGCTTTTCTTTCGGCTTCAGGCGGCGGCATTGGGAGGGTGTTACCCGCAATCCGCCTTCATCTTCAACAGTGCGGCAAAGCCATTCGTCTGCGCTGAATTTTTCCAAAACCGCCTTTCTGCCTTCGACATATATGGCCTGCCCGTTGAAATCGTCCATTGCGAAGCCCTTGAGTCGCACGCGGTCGCCTACCTTGAATTGGGTCATGGGGTTTCCTTTCCTTCGGCCGCATTTTCCTCACGTCCAAGCTCGTATGCTCGTGCCAGGTACTGACAGAGAAGATGGATTGCAAAATCCGGATGATGCTGCTTTGTTGCTGCGTCAGTCGCCGCATCGAGTGCCTGAGCTGCGAGGATTCGCCAGCGATTGATCGGGTGTTTCATGGGGTTTCCTCCGAAAGCTTGGCTGCCTCCATTCGATTCAAGGCGGCCCGGATGATGCTGAACCTCGGCTTGAGCTTGTTGCTTTGCTTGCCGAAGACGAAGCGGCACCTTCGACATTCCTTTCGATAGCCGTCCTGACTCGCGGGCTTACAGCTGTGGGCGATCGGGTCATGAGGTGGAAGCGCCATGTATTCTTCCTTGGTCATGGGGTTTCCTTTCTGAGGGCTTCGCGAACTAGCCGCACGAGCTCGTCCCAATCCTTCGGTGTGGGATACCCGCGTGAGCGAGCCGTGTAGTCGATCACGCTGAGCGGTTCCCTGAGCCGCTCCACCTCCTCCTCGGTGCGCTCCAATTCCTTGAAGGCACTCGCCCGGCGTGTTGCCTCATGGTCGCGCTGCTTTCTTGCTTCAGCGAGTTCCATCTGGAGCCTCTCCACCTCCGCAATCAGCCAAGGGATGTCCTCGCGGGCGTGGGCGATGAAGTTGGCGTCGCGCCTATCGGCCTCGCTGGCGACTAGGCTCGGATACCCGTTCTGGTAGAGTTTGCCGCGCGATTTTACCTCAAAGGTGTCGTCGACCGCGTGAGCGAAGTCGCTTCTTTCCCAAGGCCCGGGTGTTGCCTGTTCCACGCGCTTCCTGATTTCATCGAGGCGGGTGGTCATGGCTTCCTCACTTCCTGCTTGGATTCAATCCGCTCGATCTCGATCAGCGGCCGATCCGTCATGCGGAACGACTTCGGATCATCGTAGTTGACCGTCCACCCGCCCTTGGGATTACGGTCCCAAGAGAGCCTGTGCCTGATCATTTGGTAAATCTCGCAGGCTTGCCTGAAGTCATCGGAGATTCGTGGTGAGCCGATACTGTGAAACGCGTTTTTTGGGAGCCCCGTCAGAAGCTCATGCGCCCGGTCCATGTACGCTCCAACATTGTGCTCGTCCCACTTTCGCCACCATTTGCCCACGTCGCGGATCCGGTCGAACTGACCCATGCCAATACGGAAATAGAGATCGAGCGCGGTCATGATGACGGCTAGGTGCTCCTCGTCTGCAGTGATCTGGTATTGGTTGAGCTTCTTCCCACGCTTGCTCACGCAGCCACCTCCCCCATCCTTTTCCGTTTCTCCGCACAATCCGCACAGCACCGAACCTTGCCCTTGGCGCTCAGCGCGTAGGTGCGTTCGCAGTGCCGACACGTTTGCTGAGAGCACGCTCGACAGATCCCTGTGGCGTTACAAACGCGTTTCCCACAGCCGCCTAGGCATCGGTCTGAGCTTAGACCTCTTGCGTATTCCTGGAGTCTTTTTTCTGAGAGTGAGGGGGTCATGGGTTAGCCTTTGCTGAACGGCTTGTGATCGATCTTGAAGAAGCGCTCGAGCTGCTTTCTGACCTCTTCGAACGTCATGAAAGTCTTCCCCCCAAGATCACGGATTTGAAGAAGCATATGGGTCGTGAGCTCTGCAGCCTCCTGCCTCTTCTCTGCGCTGCCATAGCGCTCAAGGGTGGCGGTGAATCTGAGCGCAGGTTGCCCTTTTGGGTCGTTTGTGAACCGAACACAGCTCCAAGTGGGCTCAAGTTCGTACAGAAACTCCGAGTGGGTTGGTGAGACGAGGGTCACTGAGGCGCCCACGTCGTACTTTCTCAGGATGACCTTAATCTCTTCCATGGCTTCTTTGAGCTTCGGGTCGTGGTCGTTCATAGCCGGTTGATCCTTTCGTTTTTCTGGTGCGGGGAAATCATACGATCCTCAGGAAAGTGCACTTCTCGGTGCCGTCATCGTTGAGCCCGAGGTCGCGACGCTTCTTGATCAGTCGCTCCTGAGCTAGAGCTTCTTCCTGCGTAATAGGCCCAGGAGGCGGATCCGCGCCGACCTGAGCGGAGTTATCCACAAGGACATCGGGAGGATCTGTGTGATCTATGGGTTTATCCAGCTGGGCATGGAAGTTATCCACATCGCTTGTGGAGTTATCCCCAAGACTTGCTTTCCCGCTCTTATTAACCAGCACATGCTTGTCGGAGGGGACCACGACTACTGGCTTTACTTTCTTGTCTTTCTGTTTCGTATCGTCTCGTTCCGTATCGTTACGTAACGTAGGGGTACGCCGATGCGACGCCTCACGATCGTCGGATGCTTCACTGGCGTCACGTCCCGCGTGTTGTCCACGTAACGCCGATTCACCGTCACCCGCCTTGAACGGATCATCCACAAGCTCGATAACATTCATCATTTTGTGAGCAAGCTTGTGAATCGCACCCCAAGCTTGTTTGATGGAAATGCCTCGTTTCGTCCGAAGCACCTCCAAGTTCACGAGGACAGTTTCAGAATTTGCCTGTGAGCATTGTGAGAAAATAAAGATGGTTGTGACGATTTCTGCGAGCGAAAATGAGGCAAATTTTGCGCTCTCGAGGAGGGTGTTTTCCATTCGAAACCACCTCGTTTTCTCAACATCCGTCCTGGGATTGTACTGCCTCCAGTTTGTCACCTTGATCCAGACCTGCTTGCTGAGTTTGTCAGCCATGTTGCCACTTCCCCTTTTCCATGGATCGCCTCCACCCCACACCGGGAGACGCTCCTCAATTGGCACTTCCTGATTTTTTGCATCCATGCGATGTTGCTTTCAGCCGTCCTGACGTCAGCTCACTTTCCCGAGCGCCACACAACGTCAGGGCGGCTTTGTGTTTTTCGGCGCGCTCATGCAGCTCTTCCCTTCGCGCGTCTCGCCTCTGCGATTGCCCAATTGAGCTTGGACGCGAGGTCATGTGATCCACCAAGATCTGGGTGGGCACCTACGATCCTGGCCCTATAGTTCATCTCTGCCACCTCGAGAGAGCAGTCCGGCCGGACGTCGAGCACGTCCCACCACTGCTCGGGAGCTGGCAGGGCGGTGAACCCTGTGAATGCCCGATTGAGCATATCGCTTGCCCCCCATCGCTCCAGCCCCCGCATGGCATCGATTGACAGCTCGAGCGCACGCATGTTGTCCTCAATCCGAACGTACTGGTCGCAGGCCAACACCCTGGGCGCCCCTCTCCAAGTGAAGTACAGGGCGACGCCTGGATCTTTGAGCCGCCCTAGGTCTCCCCGAGGCAGGCCATCACGGTTCAAGGGTGCGTTCGTTGAGAGAACCAACTGCGATGCACCAAGTCGACGGACCTCGGCAAGGAGTGCGTCTCGGGCTTGTGCGAACGTCTGCCGCTTGAACATGGACAGCGTTCGATTTTTGGCGCGAGGGAACCCGGCTGGCCAGGAAAGTGGGAAGGCTTCGGCCCTCATACCTCACCCCCTGGAAAGATTTGACGGCCACCAGGCGAGCTGTCAGCATGTTGAACGCGCCGCAAAAGCGTGAATTCGAGCCTCGGAAAGCAATGACCGAGACGATCAGTCAACCCCCCGAGACCATCGGCACTTACACGGTAAGTGCACGGTAGGCCCCCTTTTGCCCCCACATCTGACCACATCTCACCACATGATGCAGTAATGTGATGCGCGCTACTTTTCTGCAGTATTTGCGAGGAAAATGCGGTTTTTCCGCTGTTTTGAAGTGGCGACCTCGGAGGGATTCGAACCCCCGACCGTCCGCTTAGAAGGCGGATGCGCAGTCGCTCGTTCTTCTGAAACGGGTCGCCGAAAATTTGACTTACACGGTGAGTGCACGGTGAAGAATTCATTCGGCGATGTCCTCCAGCATGTGAGCTTCAACCTTGGCATAGAAAGGCTCGATCATTTTGATCGACGAATCGATGTACTTCGCGACCATCAGAATAGGGTCGCCCTTCTTGGCTTTGTTCGTCACAAAAGTGGCACGGAGGTCATAGAGGACCCCGTTCTCAAGCTTCCGGATGAAGGAAGAAAGCTTTGACTCACGCTTGCGCGCATTCGCGCGCGTCTCGGCGTCCATAAGCCCTTGCTCGACCAGGCCGCGACCGTAGGCCCTAAGGATATCCACTTCGGCCCGGAGGATCGAAATAGCCCGGTCCCGGGTCCGCTCCCAGCTATCCCGGTAGGACGTCACCCGCTCTCCTGGGAAGTTCGGTGACTCGAAAATCCAGTCGCACTCCGAGTGATCCTGGATCGCTTGCCACCTCGCACTAATCACGGAGTTGAGTGGGATAACTCGGCCCCTGCGGGTCTTCGTGATCTCTCCGGGGATATGGATCTGTCCGTGCGCTCCCTCATCCCAGCGGATCATGGAAAAGCGGTATTGAAGGGCCTCAGCCGGACGGGGACCCTGCCGCCACATGGTATCGATCAGCAGATTTAGCGTGGGACTCGCCACTACAAGCAGCCGTTCGACAATCTCATCCTCAAACCATTGCCCTTCCTCGGCAGGCTTGTCAGGATTCGCTATCTTCGGCAACACGCGGATATGCCCTGCCCTGTGAGCAGCACCTAAGATCTCGCGAAGCTCTTTGAGCCGGTTGAAGAACTTCTGAGGCTTTTCGGCAAAGCGCTCGTTGCACCAGCTCTTTACTCGTTCAGCGGTGACCTGGTCGATCGTGAGGTGACCGAAGGCCTCAATCAGTTGCTCCGTTGCTCGTCTGGAATTGAGTTTTGATTTCCGCGAGAAGTCGTGTTCCGGCCGCTTTTCCTTATCGTTGTAGTAAGCCTGAGCAAACGGCCCGAAGGTCGGAATTCCTACCTCAGTCCCATCGCCCGCCTCAGGCTTAGCCTCCAAGCCCAGCCACTCATGGTAGGCCTTGCCTCCGATGTCGTCAGCAAGCCTCTCGCTTGTTTCCTCGCCAGTGGAATAGTAGAACTCCTCGCCCTTCTCCCCAGAGAAGCGGCGATAAACCCAGAAGCGCGAACGCTTCGGATACTTGAAGAGGTGGATGTAATCCTTGGAGCGGTTCTCACTTTGCCGCCTCGAGGAGCGCCTTCTCTTCTTAGAGTTCATTTTTTCCTTCTCATACCTCGCGCAGGATCATGCGTCTTGCGCTCGATGTACTGCATGACCGCCTTGAGCGAATAACGGACGTTTCGACCCAGCTTCACGTAGGGTGGACCTTCGTTTATCTGCCGCCACCAGACATAAGTTTCAACTGGTACTCCGGTAGCCTCCGAGATCTCCTCCGTCGTATAGAGTAACTTCTGAACCGTGCCTTTCGCGGTCTCCACTTGAGCCCTCCCTGGGTCAAGATTCACTTCAGCTTGAAGTCTCATTGCTCGCCTCCAGAGGTTCCAAATCTCTGGTAGTGAACCCTCTGTCCGATGCTAGGCTTCTGCTCCATGGTGCCTCCTTCGGTTGATCGAGACCGGATGGTGAGCTGCTTCCGGGCCACTCGAAGGCGCTGCCATTCGAATATACCCACCATCCGCCCCGTTTCCGCGCAAGGTAACTGTCATCACATGCACGGACTTACTCTGATTTATGCGGCCTTCCGCCACTCACGCTGCTGTCCGAGAACCTCGGCAAGCCTCTGTACCGCTGCTTCGAAACTCGGGTAGGTCTCGGCTGGATCCAGGCCTGGAATGACGTCCGTCCAGGAGAAGCGCCACTGTCCATTAACCTCGTCGAGCGTCACCCGCTTCTTCAACAGAAGGCTGATGGCCTGGTAAGTGTTGTCCATTTGAATTCCTGGGCTTATTGTCGGCTCCATTTAATTTCTCCTTCAGGTACTTCGTTAAATGTCCGGTACTATTGCTTCAGAAGTCTCTCTCTGCACGCTCGAAGCTTTCGGTTAGATCCGGCCGGCGAAGGCGCCAAGCCCAGCAGGCCTTGGAAAGGCTGAGTGCAAGTGCTGCGAACGGAATTGCTCCAAACCAGACGCTCTCTGCGCTCATGCCCGCCCCTCCTCAGGACAAACCAATCCCCGCCCGCGCTTGCGGGCAGGTTAGGCGATACGTTCTCCGCGCTCACGAAGGATCTGGACGATCTCTTCTCGCGCATACTTTCCGTCCGCCCCGGCACGTCTTCGTGCACGAAGGTTGCGACTTTCTCTGAGACCGGCTTGGGTGAATGCCTCTGGGCAATACTCTCTGACGAGTTGGCTTACAGAACGCCTCGTCGATCTATCAGCAGCCGCCAAATGCTCAGCCATGCTGCACACATGCACCTTACGATTCGGCATTACGATAGCGACCATATCGTCAAGCCGCCGCAGTGGATGCACAGGTGCGGTCTTCCAACATTGCCCCGCATCCCGAGCCGTCTTCACTTCGGCCGCGATAACCTGACCATCCTTTTCACAGACAAGGTCAGGGCCCCCAGATCGCGCCTGCCAAAGTACTCTATAACCAAGAGCCTCGAGGTGCTCTCTAGCGACTTGTTCACCCCAGTTTCCGATGTCTTTTGTCGTACCCATATGATTCCTTTCGGGACAAACAAATCCCCACCAGCGCTTGCCGGTATTGACGACCAGTGCTAATTGACCTCAGACTGAGATTTAAACCGCTACGGGTTCCTTGGTAACTGAGCGTTCTCGAACCAATTCACGGTAGGCCTTAAAAATGGCCTCTTCGGTGGCAATACTTCGAGTCTGACCGGTCTCAAGAAATCGCATTACCGTACGGCGGTCGATCCCCGCCTTGGAGGCAATGTGTCTTTCGCTGAGTTTAAGACGCCGCATTCCGGCCTTTATCTCGGTGATGCTCATGGCGCTGATGTAACATTTAGGTTGTCATACTGCAACCTCAAAACAACCGGTGTGTTACAATGATCAAGTCGGCGGATGTTTTGAGGAATAAGCTCCGCGCCATGCGAGATGTGCGAGGAGCACTTGCCGAACTTGCCAGCAAAGTCGGCATGAAGCCTCAAGCGATCTACCGAATCATCGCCGAGGATGCGACCGGCGACATCTCGTTATCCACGCTCGACCGAATTGCGCTGGTACTGGAACGAGACCCCTGGGATTTAATTCGCCCGGACGCCGCTCCGCCTGTCCCAATCACGAAGCCGGAACCCACGCTCGCCGATATCTTGGCCGAAATCAAAAGGCTCAGAAAGCCTGGGGATCCAAGCCTCTTCGGCCCCGACCAAGAACTCGAGGGGCGCCACTACGTCCAGCCCGCTTCCTCTCCCGCACTCACCCCGGCCCGCCGAGAGGTCCTCGACCTGGTCGCCCGGATCCCTGAGGACAAGCTTCGCACCGTTGCGGCGGTGCTCAAGACTTTTGCGGTGGATCCCGCGGCCGGCGCGGCCGGACAGGGAAACCGCGGGTAGATGATTCGGCCGCATTTGCCGCGCTGAAAATCCCAACGATTTCCAGACAACAGAAAACCTCCAAGCCGATTTCGTGCTATGCCGGTGGCTCGCTTCCCTCACCCTGAATTTTCGACTTGTAGGAACTTGATATTATGTCAACATTTGACTATAGATCAACTCGTCTAGATAAGACGCAAGCAAGGAAGCTTGTCACCGAGATCATGAGTCGCTACCCTTCAAACGTCCGCTTCAGTAAGCACGCGAGAAAGGAACTAGCGAAGGATGATCTCACGACCGTGGATGCGCTGAACGTTTTGAAATCGTCCTCAGCTCACATCAAGAACATGCCGGACTTCAAGGATGGATCCTGGCGTTACACGGTGGAGACGAACTTGATTGGAATCTGTGTGGCCTTTGACACACAGACCTCTCTAGCAGTCGTTTCAGGATGGAGAAAATGACCATGTATTGCGTGAACTGCGACAACAAGAAACCCCTGAAGCAAAAGAGAATTAATTACAAATACACCGACTGCGGGCTCGAGAACGTCACTCTTCATGGTGTCGAGTACACTCGCTGCGACAAATGTGGCGAAGACTATGTTGGTTATGGTGATCTTGAGCAGCTTCACGCTCAGATCGCTGCCGAGCTCATCCAAAAGAAAGGCCTCCTCGATGGCAAAGAGGTTCGCTTCCTGCGGTCGCATATGGGGTACTCTGGCGCGACCTATGCCCGCCTTGTGGGTATGACTTCGGAGCACCAGTCCCGCATAGAAAATGGAAGAACTAAGGCAACCCAAGCCTATGACCTACTGCTACGCGCTTTGGTTCAAAACAAAACCCCTGACCGGCACTACGATCTTCACGACCTGATCACCAATGATTCCGGGAAAGAACTCAAGCGAATTGACCTGAAGCTCAATGGACACGGCTGGGAATCCGCAGCCTGAGCGATAATGCGGGCACCGATTCGATGACGACGATCTCCTTGAGAAACGAAGAGAAGTGTCTGGCCAGCCGGGCCCATGCCCAGGAAATCGTCGCCAGCCTCCGCGAGGATGTCTCCGGGAACGAGCTCGCGTTTGACTTTTCAGGCATCGAAGTGGTTACCCAGAGTTTCTTCAACGAACTCCTGATGTGTCTAGCCAGGCGGAGCTTCGTCCTTGCTGAGATTACTTTCACGGGAATTGAGACTCCTGCAATCGAAGCGCGCCTTCTGCAGGAAATCCAGCGTGTGACAGCACTCTTGGTTTCCCCAGAGTGATTTCCCAGTAACGAACCTTGAGCCTTATTGCTTAAAAGCGCGCGATCGCAGTGCATTTACAAAGCTCACGAAGCATTGAAGCTTCCGCCTCTGCTCGGCAGAACGTAGAGCTTTGCCCTGCCGGGGCGTGACGGAGTTCGCTCCGCTTCTCGCGCCTCGCGCTCTCGAAGCGCGTGGTACTTTGCGAGGAAGTCATTAGCCATTTCATCCAGCGCGCGAATTCGCTCCGCTGCCCTGCACGCTTCGCAGCGCTCTTTGATCATTCCTTTACACACGTCAGCATTCCCCCATGCCAAATCCATTTCGAATGTGGGCCAGTGTAGCCCTTGACCACTTGCATGTGAGGCTCACACTGAGATAGGAAAAGCGCACGCTTTCGGGCGTGTGGGCTCACCCTGACTTGCTGTTCGCGCAGCAAGATCCCAGCGGTGGGCCTTTTCTATTTTCCGATCTGCTTATTCTTACGATCTAGGACTTGCGGTCCATTTACATCGCCACCAATCAAGACCAGCTTTTCTCCGATTTTGATCCGAAGCCGTGCCTGATAGGGACCTCCACCCCCCTCGCCTCCAGCGAAGGAAGACGCGGAGTATAGAAACACCAAACAAAAAGAAAGCATCTTCAAAATAAGTCCCCCCTGAATTCGACAGGGTTTACTTATGTCCCGTTCAGCGGTCAAGTGATTATATCGCACTACCCATACATCAGATGCATGCTATGTTATCTCGGCATGAAGGATTATCTGTCAAACTACTACGATGCACTCCTGGCTGAACTAAATCGGAGGATCAAGGAGGAAGGCCTCTCACGAAAGGAAGTTGGTGAAATTCTCGGAGTGAATCAACCTCAGGCCTCACGACTCCTTAATGGAAAATCCCGCCTGACAGTTGAGCAGCTCCTGAGGCTTGCTCAGCGCCTCGCTGTGAAGCCAGCGCAGATCATCGCTGCGGCGGAGGCTTCAATGACGGAGCTTGTGACCATGCCACCCGAAGTCGAAGCTACAGTCTACAAGTCTGAGATCCATCTGCTGGCGTATTCCGCTGCGACCAAAGAAATCACAGTTGAGACTTTTTCGAAGCAGGGCTATCCCGCGCGAGCAATTCGAATCGCGCTCGACGAGCTTTACCACGTAGGGGTATTGGCCAAACGCGGAAACCAGTACATTCAGAAACACATTAATCGGAGCTACAACAAGAGCGACGTCAAGAGAACGCTCCAGACGCATCATAAACTTGCCACACTCTCGGCCGATCGATACCTCGAGAAAATCTCAGATCCCGCATACCGAGCCAAACGATTTTGTTACCTGGCTATTGATCGGTACACTCCTTCCCAGATCATGCAAATCGACGCTCTCTTGTATTCGATCTACGAAAAACTCTCAGCATTCAATCGGGAGAACATGGCCAATGGTTATTCGGATTCCGAAGAGTTCTCCCTTTGGAACATTCACCTCATGCTGGCAACGCCATTGGAATGAAATTTTTTGGTAGATCAATTCCGGAAGTCATCGGAGTGGAACCTGACAGCGGAGGCCATAGGTGCCTCCAATTGAAGGCTGACCTCAGCTGACAGGATGCCAAACAATCGTCATTTACTAAATCCCGACTCCCACCAGGTCGACTACGGACTGCCGGATCCTGCGCTCTTGATCGATCTCGCGGACTTCGCGCTCGATAATCCTGCGTTCGACATGCATCACCAGCGTAAGCCAGCTCTGTGGCCAATGCTCCTTGAGCTCCACCATCTCGCGCTCCAGCCTGTCGAGGTTCTCCCCAATCTTCCTGCCATCGTCCTCCATGGAATCTTCCCCCTATTGCGTAGCAGCATTGCAACACCCACGCCGGGCAGCAGAGATCAGCCCGGAGGGTACTTGGCGGTAATCATCATGGTGGCGAGTTCGCGTGCACGGTATCCCACCTGGCCGGCCCAGCGGGAGTCGAGCATTTCCCGTGCGGCCCCCCGGTAGTCGTGGCGCTCGAGAGCAGCGATCATCCCGCGGAATCCGCGTAAGCCCGCAAGGCCCAGATTGAAGACCATCGAAAGCACGATGTCTTGACGAACCGGATCCAGACCCTTGAACCAAGGGAAGGCCTGGGAGGCCTCCGATCGGACGCGGGAGAGATCCGCGGCCAGCATCGCGAGGGCCTCCTCTTTTGATATGCCGACGTCCTGAAGATTGCGCCCTACTCCAATTGTGGGCTTACCTGCCGAGCAGGTATATACTTTCAGCCTCAGTCCTTCGTGACGGATAAGTAGATCCGTCAAGCGGTCAGACATGCCTCCAAACTTCCCTTCTCAAAATCCTGCATATCGTTGGCAGGCTAACTCCAAATATTCGAGCCAGCCGAATCCGAGCCCCATGGACAATCGGTGTTGAACGAATTGCCTTGACGTCCGCTGTTGTCAGAACGGTATTCGGATGTCTCTCTCCATAGTGTACCGGCGGCTTGCGCTTCTTTCCATGGCGAATGCAATCTTGCATGTTCGCCGAATGAGTATCCCAACGAAGGTTTTCCAGTCGATTGTTCAGCGGATTCCCGTCATTGTGGCAAGCTTCCATGCCTTTCGGGCAGGGTCCTACAAAGGTCATCAGAATCAGACGGTGAAGTCGAAACTCAAAGGTTCTGCCGTCCCGTCGAAGGCCGACTTTTATCGCCATGGGATAGCCAGGTTTTCGAACAACCCATCCCTTGGCGACTCTAAGCTTTACTCCGCGTCTCCGCCGGATCGATCTCAATCGTCCCAGCGTGGAAACCTCGTAATCGGGGAATCCAGGGACCACTTTCCACTTTTCAGCCATCACGTGATTCTTTTGGGTCATGCCCGTTGAGCAACGCACATGCCAGACCACTGAGCTGTTCCATCATGGCCTCTCCCGAACGCGGGCAACAAATCCCATGGCGATCAGCATTTTTCGCGTCTCCAGATCGTTCAAATCGAACGTCTCCTTTCGCATCTCGCGACGGACGCAAATCCAAAGGACCTCCTTGAGACAAACCTCATACTGGTACTCAAAGCCGGCGAAGTCAGGGCTGATCCGGAGAGTTCGGTTGGCTAAGTCCGGAACAGAGACTGTCGCAAAGGAGGCGCAGCTCAAATTCAAGATGATCAAGGACAGCATCATCGCGGCGATCGGCAGGCTTATTCTGCTCTTCATAATACTTCCGTTTCAAATCCATAAGCTGTCGCTGGAACAAGGTCTTCTGCTCGTGATTCCAGATCGACAGGGCAAAGGCTAAAGCATTGGCGAGTGAGGTAAACATTGAGAGGTGTCGGCGGGAAGGTCTCCCATCCCGCCGCTCCGTGAGGAAGTTACTGAGCCTTCAGCTGCTCCAGGGCCGCCTTCGGCACGATCACCGAGAAGCGCTCCAGGAATCGAAGGATCGGGCCGGCCACGCCGTGTGCCCGGATCCTGGCCAGGGCCTGGTCGTCCTTGTCACTCTTCGTAAGCTTCACGACGACCGTTGCGGTCATTACAAGAGTGCCCATGATCATGAGCCCTACTGAAATGACCGGAGAACCTGCAGTCAGCTGCTGAACAATCGCTTCTAGTTCCATCTCTCTCTCCTCTGTTTTCCTCCGCTTCGTGCGGAGAAATCTCTAATGACTCTTCACTCTTATCCGTGACGTAATCTCGGGCTGCTCGGTGGGCATCTTCCACCCTTCGTGCTTTGCCATCCCCCAGAGTGTGAGGACTGCATTGGTCAGCCCATGGGTTCGATCGCCGAGAACCTCGATGTCGTCATTGTTCCGCGCTTGCACGGTTCGAAGTTCAAGAATGGCGCGCTGGATATCGCGCTCCACCGAGTCGAACCGATTGTTCGTGGCCTCAATCTTGGTCCCCTGAACTGCAACTTGGGACTTAGTTTCAACCAGGTTCTCCCTCAAGCAGGTAAGTGCTTCCGTATTCTGTTGAATACTTTTGTCCCAGCCGTCGATCTTCCGGCCGATCGCGCGTGCGAAGAATCCCAATAAGGCCATCCCAAGCAACGGGCCGAGGGCGAGAAAGATTTGAAAGTCACGGTCACTCACAACAACTCCAATCAGAAGGCGTGCACCCGGACCTGAGCCGTGATGAAATCACGACCCCGATTCGGCATATTGAAGCCGGCGCTCGACAAGTGTTTCCAGACGACGCCGATTGAGAAGTTCTCGTCACGCATAGCAATCCCCCCTTCAAGGCTGAATTGGAAGTGGCCACCCAGAACCTCATCAGGGTTCTGAAGGTACCCAGGTCCCATCGCGAGATGGACCTCGGGACCCACGCGAGATCCAGAACGAACCCCAACTAGGGGGGCCGCGAACACAGATGACTTCCCATGACCTGAGATGTCCATGAACCAGCCCAGTTCAGGCCGGACAAAGACTCCGATGGGGAATGTGTGTTCGTAACCCAAAGCGGCGGCACGCTCGAAGGCAGTGCCGCTCTTGCCGAAGGCACCCTTGCCGATTCCAACAGAGATCGTGGGGTCAGCGAGCGTGACCTCGGAGTGGCTTAAGATCACCACCAGCAATACCAGTAGTATTTTGGAAGGTAATTTGGGCATCAGCTCACGCCTGAGTTAGTGGAAATCGGATGCCCAGTCTGGACCTCCATCGCCTTGCGAATTGCGATGAAACGGTCCTTACTAAAACAGAACTCCATCCCAGCCGTTGGAACCTCTACACGAGACTCGTCACTCAGAACGAAGAAGCGGCTATTGCCATGTTCAACGAAGCCGTCACCCTTTACATTCCTCAAGGTCTTCGACACCCAAGAGCCCACCTTTTTGTACTTAACGGTGTAGGTCATGATTAGCTCCTCACTTCACACGAATGATGTAAAATATTGATAAATAGGCAGGACGGTTCTCGGTGTCGCTAGCCGCGCCTGTGTTGAAAGCAGCATCACCGTTCGATCCGGCCCCGTTACCAACCACGCCGCTGAATGCCGAGTTGTCGTGAGTATGACTTGCGTAATCTGCCCACATGTCCATGCCTCCGATTTTCAGCAAACCATGGACATTTCCTCCTGCATAGTTGAAGGCAGAGTCGTAGGCCGTGGCTCCAGGGAACTGTCCATCGGATGTCTTGATGTCATGAGCGTGACTGCCGGAGCTTCCGATGGCCAGCGTGCCCTTGCCGTGATAGTGCGCAGGCACGGCATGAGTATGCGAATTGGTGTTGCTTCCGCCTACGCCGCCAGCAGCTGTCGAACCCATCAGGAAGCGACTATCAGTAATGTTTGGCAGGTAGCGTCCTGTGCCGTTGAAAATTGGGCTGGCCGCATCGTTGAACGCAGCTCCGTTGCACACGCGCCATGAGTCACCGATATAGGCGTTCACACCGGAAGCGTCGTTAGTGGCACCTAGCGTACGCGTGTAAGTTCCGTTCGAGCCGCTCGTGAAGTATCCACCTGTCCAAGCGATGATACTGCCAACAGGGGGCATGCCAGCTCCGCTTGCAATTGGAGCAGGCGCCCAGGCGAGTCCGTTCCAAACAAAGGCTTCGCCGTTATTCGGTGCGGTAGATGCGACATCTCGACTGTGTATTTTTGAAGCGTTCCACTGAGCGGTATTCCGCCCTACGTCGTCAGCTGTGACAGTCACCGCGCCGGTTTTATCATTTACGGATATCACGGCATCGGTGTTATCGACCTTTTCCCAAACGCTACCGTTGAAGATTGCCCAATCGCCAAGCTTCCAGTCCGTCACACCGTCAAGTGCGGTAGCACCCACTACACTGACAATGTAGTAATGCCCTTTTGATCCTACACCCGAGGCAAGGGCCGGCGTGTTGGTTGTGGCATTCCACACGCCTTGGTAGATATTAGCGCCGAGCATAGCCTGTGGTACTTCGCTCATCGGCTGCTTTCCGTCTGGTCCGAGAGAGCCGATCCCATTGGCTGCACTGCGCGCGCTTGCCACATAGGTGGAAGCAGCACCGGAAGCGTTTGATGCACTGGTCGCAGCAGCCGCTGCACTGGCAGCGGCTGCTGTTTGGCTCGTGCTCGCAGCAGATGCGGATCCCGCAGCAGCCGTAGCCGAGGTACTAGCGGCACTCGCAGATCCCGCAGCAGCCGTAGCCGAGGTACTAGCGGCACTCGCGGACCCCGCAGCAGCTGTCGCCGATGTGCTCGCAGCACTCGCGGATCCCGCGGCTGCCGTCGCCGATGCGCTTGCCCCGGCAGCAGAACTGGCAGCGGACGTTGCACTCCCTGAAGCCGCGGTCGCCGCACTCGATGCGGCGGTTGCGCTTACGGCCGCATCTGCCTTGCTCGATGCTGCAGACGTAGCACTTGAGATCGCATCCAGGGCAGACAAGCTCGCAGAAGCGGCTGAGGTGGCCGCATTGGTGGCGGAAGTGGCTGCAGCGTTCACCCCCGTTTCGGCCTGAAAACGGGCAGCCTCAATCCGGGTCAAGAAGGCATCGGTATCGTCCGCCGTGGGCGTCTCATGAACCGGGTACTTCACTGTCCGTGAGAGCACTTCCCTGGTCTGTTGGGCGATCATGGTCAGCTTGTCAAAAGCCCTCTCAAGTACCTCCGCATTGAATGGGCCCTGGTTCTTGAGATCCAACTCCTGGGTCAGCTTGGTGACAGGAAGGAGCGTGATCTTCGAGCCTACTGGAAGTGGGTTCAGTCCGGATCCGAAGGCTGGGTATACGACCCGAGCATTGTCCTCATCGACGTGGTACCCTGAGTTGAGCTGGGTGACGACTCCCAGTGCGTCAGTCAAATGGACTTTGATCTCATCCCCTTCACTAATCGGAAAGGAATACGGCCAATAGATGGTAACTCCATTGCCATTATAGACGTGCTTGCCAACTGCTGCTGATACGGTCATCTTTTACATCCTTGTAAAACGTTACTGACTTACCGCTCTTTCTTAGGGCGGCGACGATAGAGATCCTGAGGCGCTGGCTTCATCCCATCAGTGACATAGTCGTGGGCGTTCCAGAGCCAAGCGTTGAATTGATCTGGGTAGGGGGCTGCAAAGGACATGAGCTTCGTGAAGGACTCGGCAACACGCGAGAACTCCTCACTCCCCTCACTCCACTTCGTGGCGCTCTTTCCGAAATCGACTGCGGCATTGATGCCTGCGCCGGCTGCAGATGGACGATACCCAAAGCTCCTGAGACCAAAGAGCTGATCGAGCGCCACATCAGCCACATCCCGAACGCCCGGAAAGAAGCTAATCGGGTAAAAGACCGCCTGCTTGAGCCACCACTTGAGTTCGTCTTCTCCTTCGTCCGGACCCTTCCCAGAGATCAGAAGAGACGCCACGTTGAAGATGATGATGCGGCTTGCGAGGAACCCAAGGAACCTGGGGCTCATGGCAAGCTTTCCAGCAGCACGGATTGCGCCTCGGCTCCCAACGGTTGCCTTGCCGGCCTCCAGATACCAGCGGTTGAACTCGGCATTGAGGAAAGTCATGAACATGGAGACGAGCTTCGCAGTCTCCCCTCCCCGCTGGATGGACGGGGCGTCATACTTTCGCCCCGATCCAATGGAGTTCTTGATGACAGAGTCTGCGTACTGGACGGCTTCCTCATGCTCGAAGTTTCGATCGAGCGCGAGATTGTAGGCATGAACCCAGATTGGGATGGAGGTGGCTTCGTCCGTTCCCGCCGCAAGTCCCTTTCCAAACTCCTGGATAGCTTCATGTTTGTCGGCAGCAAGATCAAGCGCCTCGACGACCTTGGAGTCTTGGCCAAGCTTCTCGGCCAGAATCTCACGCATGGGCCCGCGCTCCCGGAAGACGCTCCCCTGGAGCTCGGCAAATGAGAAATCCGGGTTCGAATGCTTGTCGCGCATGAAGGCTGAGCGCTCAAAGACGAAGTTCTTCATGACCTGGTGTTCGGCCTGGTTAACAAAGAAGTTCGCCCAGTACGGAAGGCCGCGGCCCAGCATCGCCGAGAAGACCTCTTTTTGCCCAAAGCCTTCAGCGGCGTTGGCATAGAGAGCGACGTTTGCGAAGTTTTGGACGATATTCGAGATCCTCCAGGTCAGGATGGCGGCAGTGGTCCTCTTCCTGAGTTCCGCAATGGCCTGGCCAAAGACGTCAGTCACGTTCGAAGCCTGGCCGACTGCAACCGAGTTCACCCATTCGTTCAGGATCTGATAGCCGTCTTCGCCATGAGCTTGGACGACCATGGCTGCGACCTCTTCGCTTGCGACTAGGCGCCTGAGATCGGTGACGACCTCGCGAAAGGCGATGTCATGAATCACGTCGCGGAGGTGGCGGAAGATGATCGAGTGATCCAGGGATACTGCGTATTGGGCTCCCGTTCGTTCCTTGGTATGGCCCGTCTTGGTCACTGCCTTCCAGCCAGGGTTCTGCTCCGTGTAAAGCGGCGTATCGAGCGCCTCGCGAAGGTTGGCCTTTCGGTTCCCACGAGGATCCTGCTTAAGCGGGAAGTAGCCGCCCTTGAGGGTGAGGACCTTGCCGTCCGAAAGCCTCACGTTGAAGGGCACGGCTGCGACCTTCCCTGGCGCAAATCCCGTCATGCGGCGATGGAGGGAGGAAATGTCCTCCCAGCGCTCCCCGATGAGATCCCAGACGGACTGAACAAACTCCCAGTCCTTCTCAGTGAGACCCCTTTGGAGGAGCCCCATGCCCACAATGTCGTTCCACTCCATCTCCTCAGGCACGCCGACAGGCTTTGTCCCAAAGAGCTTCGTCTTGTTGTCCTCGTTCCCGAGGTTCAGGGCCATCATGATCAGGGTCATCCTGGGGACTGAGCTCCCCAGTTCCGGATGGTAGACCTGACGATTCAGGAGCTCTTGCTGCTCCTTCGCGGAGTAGATGCTAAAGGCCTTCTTGAGGCCCTCGGTAGCCCACACCATGAGCTTGCTCTCGTGGTCGGCAGCCGCATCCACAGGCTTTTCGAGCACCTCGGTAAAGGCCCCGTTTTCACGGAACCCCTGCATGCCCCTGAGCAAGTTCTGCACCCGGATGAGTGAAAGCAGGTACTTTGAACCCATGCGCTTGATGCGGTCCACAGGAGTTGCCGCTCCGATGCGCTGGGCTCGAGGCTCCTTGCCACGCTGGGAGAGAGCAAACTCCATCCGAAGGCGCGTCTTAATATCCTCCATGGTGGCACCCTCAGCGATGACCAAGGCGCGGTCTTCGAAGTTGGCAACCTTCATAATGTTCTTGAGCGTGTTGATCACGTCCTGAAGCTCAGAAACGGTGAGCTCCTTGTGATCCCGAATTTTGCCCTCTTCGAAGACCCAGTCTGGGATGTTTAGGATGTTGGTCTGCGCCTCCATCCGTTCGGCCCACTGCCTTAAGGATTCGGTCCTGCGAGTCGGATCATAATCGTTCCGACCCATACCCAAGTGGGAGAGAATCTCGGCCGCCTGGTAGAAGTGCTCTTCCTTCTTGAAGGCCTCCAAGTGGCGAGACCTGAGATCCTTCAGGTAGTCGGTCCACTTCTCGACCTTGGCCTTGATCTTGAGGCTCTCTTGGGCGAGCGCGTGGTTGAGCATCTGCTGGCGCTTGAGCGCCGCGGCCCGCTCAAAGTCCTTCTTGGCGAGAGCCTTGGCAGCCCCTTCGGCCGCGCGACGCTCGCTCGTGATGAGCGGTCCATGGGCGGTCGCCCCCCGGACATTGAGCTTCCACATAAGCTCCTTGGCCCTGGCCTTAATCGCCGCAGCCTCGATCTTGGCTTCCTCCACCCGACGCGCTTTGGCTTCAGCACGGGTCTCCTCGCCCTTCACGAGGCTTTCCAGGATCTCGCTTTCAAGTGCCATGAGCTCATAGGAGCGTTCGTTGTGGATGGCCTTTAGAGCCTCTTCCCGAAGGGCGCTCGTGTCCTTGAGATCGGCATAGGTTGCCATCTCTTCTCGGACGCGTTGAGCAACCACGTCACTGAAGCGCTCGGAGTCCAGGATGGCTTTTGCCAGGTGATCACCCGAGGAGTATCCGGAGAGCTCGGCATGGAGCTCGAACTGGACCTGGCGCTCCTCGGTGAGCTTCCCTTTGGAGTAGGCTTGCGCAATGGAGCGAGCACTCTGACTCGTCTTCATCCTTCTCTTTAGCTCGTCCTGAATCTTGTAGATCGGAAGCGCTGCGGTCTTTTGCTTGGCTTCTTTCTCAGCTTCAGTACGCTTCAGGACCAGGAACTCCTTCCGCTCCTCCTTGAGCTCCTCAAGCTGGCGCCTCATCAGGAGGGAGATGGCCTCTTCGTGGGCCCGCTCCTGGAGCTTCGAGAGGCGCTTCACCTCTGCCTCAGTAAGCCCTTCGACCTTGTCCTGAAGCTTTGCACGTCCGGCTGAAGCCTCAGCGGCCTGGATCTCGTCTTCGGTCGCAAGCATGCGGTCGAAGATCGCCTTGGCGCGCGGATCGATTGGGAGGTTCTCCTGCTTGACCCTACGGTAGATTGCAGTGAGCCAGCGCCTGAACCGGGTGAAGACCTGCTTGAGCGCTTCGGAAGGGGCCTCCCCCTTTTGAAGGTAGTCGTCAAAGCCGTGGGCGAACCGCTCCTGTTGCTCCTCAGTGAGGGCCGTCTGGCCTTCCTCAATCCCCAGGTAGTCGACGATGAGCTTCCAGTGAGCCTGGTAGTCGGCCGAGAGCTTCTCTGGATGCGAACGGACGTAGTCGAATACGTCCTTCAGGTACGCATGGGCAAACTCATGAACAGGGGTTGAAGCATGCGCCTTCCGGAATAGGGTGACAATTGGGCCATTAGGGCCGAATTGGATCCGGCCATAGGCATCATCCTGGTCATCCTGGAAGAAGGTATAGGTCTCGCGGGCAGCCTTGACGCGGGACGAAAACTCGAGTAAATCTAAGGGCCCGGCAGGGATGGAGTTGGCTTCTTGTCCGACCAGGGTTTTAGCCCTACCTCTGCCGGATTCTCTTACTCTCGCGATATTGTGGAGAGTGTATTTCTCCCCTTCTTTCTTTACCTGCAACTTAACGAGTGACTCGACATTGCCTTCTTTCAAAGGGGCGAAAAAGTAGAGCCACTGCTCAGTCGTGCGGCCTTTCTTCTCTGACTTCGTCGTCAGATAGACCGCATTCTTCACTAGCGCATCAATCGACTGGAGGGTTTGAAGGTGCTCACGGAAAGCCGTATCGCTCTTTCGTTTGATGAACTTCGCGCCCTGGCTCAAGACTTTACCGATTGAATCTTCGTTGACGGTAATGGAGATCTTGGTGTGCTCATTGAGGTAGCGTCCGCGCTTCGTTCGTGCGGTCAGGACCTTCTCCAGAGCCGGGTTTGGCGCCTTGATGTCGATGGGTTGAACCTGATCGTTGGTCGTGACTGCAACTGACATGGGAAGCTCGTGCTCAGTTTGGTCGACCTCGTCATTCTTCACGAAGCTGAGGCCATCCTGCCTTTTCTGGAAAAGGGTCCGTGAGGGCAGGCTCGAGCTGAGGGCACCGCCCTCGTTCTGCCATTGGATTCGCTGGGCATCGTAGAGCTGGGTGGCCGTCACCTGATCCCCATTCTGAGACCGACGAAAGGCTTCGATCGCAGTGATCTTGGCAATGAGCTCAGCCTGGGCGTCGAGCTGCTGATGGTACTCCTTCTCGTCGTCGGGCAACATCTCCCGTGGCTTAGCCGACTCGATCTCGCTCCTGACACGGGCCTTGAGCGTGTCGTACTCCTGCTGCTGCTTCTCGTGCTCGGGAGCAGCTTCAACGAGCTTGGCGAACTCCGCCTCAACACGGGCTTCGGCATCCGCCTTGGTTTGCTTGGCTTCGTTCACCGATAGGGTTTCCTGGGAGAACTTCACATCATCGGCCAGGCCGTGGTGGTGCTCGGTGCCGGCGACCTTCTCGGTGAACACCGAAAGGGGAATTTTCAGGTCACCCCCGGTCTCCCGCGCGGTCTCAAAGTCCTCCCCCACCCCGAGCTCGGCTGCTGCTTCCTTGGGATCGAGCTTTTTGGACTGGAAGTAGGTCTCAAAGGCTTGGGCCGGGATGAAGATGTTCTCAACCGGAGAGCCCTTCGTGACTTGTTCGACGAACTGGCGATGGACTTCCGGCAGGCGCCCGCGGACCTTCGAGGCCTCGGCGGAGGCGCCCAGGGCGGTATAGATCTCCTTAGTCTGCTCCGCGCGCTTGATCTCGCGGACCGAGAGGGCGACGCGCGCGCCGCCGCCCAATCCGCTTGGGATAAGCATTGCCTGGAAGGTGGGGTAGATGACGCCGGTAGCGTCGTCCAGAATCTGAGCCATGCCCTTGCCATCGGCAAAGGTCTGGCCTGAGCTCGCCTTGGCGGACTCAGCTCCTATGCCGGTTGAGACCTCCTGGGCGAATTCGGTCGAAATCTCCCCTACCATCCCAAGCGCCCAGAGCTTGCCGGCTTCACGGACCGCCTTGCCCAGGGTCATGCCAGCGAAGTGCTCAGGCCGGGCCGCGATGGCGGACGCGATCTTCTCAGCGCCGGGGACCTTGATCTTCGTGAGTGCTTTGACAGCAGCGTCACTCGCCATGCCGCCCGCCAGCTTGCCGACAGGTTTCAGGACCTTCATGAGGAGCAGGTCGCCTGCGGTTTCAAGCGCCGCGTTGACCATGCCGACCGTATGGGCAGCATCCGCAGCAACCTGCGGATTAATTGACGCACCACTCACATCGCGCGCTGCGGAATATTCCCGGAAAGCGTTGCCGGCCTCGAGCTGGTAGGCGTACTCGGCCAAGCCCGCGACGGCACCCACTCTCCCCCCGTTTGCAGCCCCCGTGGAAGCGAGAGCACCGGCTCCGATGGCCACCCCTGGAGCAAGGGCGATTGAACCCGTAGCGGCCCCTACGGCAGCGCCTGCGGCGGCCCCCGCGGCAGCACCTTGAGCGCCGCGTACAAGTGCAGGCCCCGGCAAGTCCGAAAGGCTTTCGCCTGCTCCAAACTTGAACAGCGAGCGGGTCATATTAGGGACCTGGGCGCTGAACTGATAGAGAGGGTGGAAGCCCTTCCCGACTTTCTCATCGAGCATCGCGAAGGGCTCAAGCTCCTTACTCAAAGACTGGAGCTCAGCATCAAACTTGGAACTGAGTACTCCTGACTTCCGGGTTTCAGCCAATCGTTCGGCCCAAAGCTCGGCTTGGCGGGCCTCAAGGTTCCCCTTCCGCAGACCTGTGCTCATCTGCTTGATGTAGCTCTCGAGCTTCCCCAAGTTGTCGAAGTCGTCCTGCGCGACCACCATGTTCCGGCGATCCATCAGAAACTTCGCAGCTTCCGGATGCTCACGCTCATATTCCTGCCAAAAGGCGGAGCTCGGGGCAGAGACCGCCTTCTGGAGCTCAGGCAAGTTGCGGTCAACGAAAGCTTCAGGCTCGTTGATCTTCTTGGCGAGGTCCATCACCTGGGCCGCACGAGCGGGATCCATCTTGGCGGACTCGCGGTAGGCCTGGCTCAACGGGCTCTCCAGGTCAGGTAAGCTGTCGAGAGACGGGCCTGGATCCTGAACTTGGGCCTGCGCAAGCTGGCCCTCAGCTGGGAAGACCGCATCAGGAAGCTGATTCAATATGTCGCTCATTTCCAGACTCCGTCCGGGTGTACTTTGAGAACCGCTTTGACGGCCTCAGGGGTGACTTGCTTGTTTTTGCGAACGAGGGAGTCGATCGCGGTGTTCTCGGGCGTACCCTTCTTGAGCTTTTCGTAGCCGCCCAAGGCAGTTGCAAACTCTTCGACGTCCGAGACTCCCCAGGTCTTCTTCCCAGTCATGAGTGCGCTTTGGCCGATAGCCTTCACCTGGTCCTGGCCGATGTCCTGGTGGAGCTTCCCCCACACGAGATTCTGAGCGTCCGAACGCTTCACATTCGTCTCCCACTGGGCATCTTGGGTGAAGGAGAACGCGCCCGTGCTCGGGTCATTCTTGGTCAAGTCCTGCGCGATCTTCCAGGTCTCCTCAGGTGTCTTGCCTCGGGAGCTGATGAGGACCGAATAGAGGAAACCATTCCGCTTCTTCTCGTTCGATCCGTACTCGGTTTGCGCGAGGTCCTTCACGCGGTCGATGATCTCTTTTTTGTAGAACTCATCTTCCTTATGGAGAGCGTTGTAGCCAGTCTTCGTGAGCTCCATGAAATCAGACGAGGAGATCTTGCCTTGGGCGAAAGCGACGTTGAGCTCGGTTTTCCCCATTTTGCCTTCCTGAACACCTTCCCAAAGCTTGTTGTAGGTGACCGGATCAGTGATCGTCTTCGTGGTGTAGAGCGCTTTGACGATCTCGGTGCGCTCTTGTTGAGCCACCTCGTCGCCGCCGTACTTGGAGACAAGCTTTAGGGCAGCATCAAGGTTCGCTCCCCCCTTCTTCGCGGCGAAGACTTCGTTCTTGAAGGAGTGGTCTGTGGCCACCTCCTGCTGTTTTCTCTGCTGGTTCTCTTCGGCGGCCCGAACCTTCACATAATCCCAGAGCTTCTCTTTCTTTTCGGTCGTGAGGTCCTCACGCGCAAAGATGGAGTTCTGCATCCGGTTCGTGTCAGGCGTTCCGTCGGCCAGGCGGTGGCCTGCGACCTGCTTCCAGGTGGAAACCCTCTCGTCCTCAAGCTTCCGACCTTCGAGCGCCTTGTCCATCTCGGCTGCAACATCGGCCGGGACCCGGGAGCGTGCGGCGTTCAAGACGGCCTCGGCCTTCCGGTAGTCTTGAGACAGGAGTGGTCCGAACGAGGACTTCACAAGCTCGCCTGCGAGGACCTGGTTGTGAGCGCCCACGACATCGTCCTGCGACCCCATTCGCTTGAGGCCCCCGGTCTGAAGCCCCTGGGCGTCGTCGATCGCTTTCAGAAGGAGGCTTGGATCCGAGATGGTCGCGGCCTCGGAGATGCGCTGCTTGACTGCGGAGGAAACCGTCTCCTTGAAGAGCTCTCTCCCCTGCTCCGCCTCGTGCCGGATTACTGTGCCGCGAAGCCCTTCATAGTGGTTGTCGATCATCTTCGAGAAGAGCTGCTTCTGAGTATCGTTCGCAAGCGAGCCCACGTACTTCTGCTTCAGCTCGCGGAAGGTCTGATCAAACTCGGGTGTTAATCCGGTAGCATGGTTCTTCTGGCGATTCAGGAAGCCTACTGGCCTCCCATTCTCGTCGACATCTTGCTTGTAAAGACGGTCTTGAAGCTCGGTTCTGGCGGCCGTGTCACGCTCCATGACTTGGCGTTCATCTTCGATCTTCTGGCGCTCGGCCATATGCTGGGCAAGCACATTGCCTGTGTTCATCAGGGCGGCACCTGCTCGGCCCGCGGCTTCCGCCATTTCGGTCCCCATGGGCTGGGGCTTACTGATGACCCGTGTCCCGACTTCGGTCGTTTTGACCTGGGCCTGCCTGTCGTATACTGGAACTCTTGGCATACTACTTACCTCTACTGCTTACGATTTCTTCCCATACCAACTAGACCCAACAGCACCTGCACTCCCCAGTAGCGTCGCACCGAGGTTGAAGGCACCCGCCTGACGAGCCTCCCGTGCGGATTGCCGGTTCAGCTGAGCCTGCTTTCGGAGGTCCTTGGCTTGGAAGCTCGCCGAGTCACCGATCTCACGCGTCTTTTGGTCGGCCGAATAACGGATCGCAAGCTCATCGAGCTTCTCCTGGGTAAAAACATCACGCTGGACGTCTTCCGCAGTGGCTGAGCTAAGAGCCACCCCATTGGCTGCCATGGAAGCACGTTGACCGGCAGAGACTTGCTTGCCGTGCTGCTTGATGGTCACGGTGTCCCGCAGCGCTTGATCCTGGATCAGCGTCTGGTTTGCGACGCCAGATTTAAGAACTTCCTTCGCCTGGGAATCGTTGGTCTCAGCGACTGCGTTGTAATAGTCTTCCTTGGCCCGACCCTCTTTGTACGCGCCGTAAGCGCTCATGGCGCTACCGGCCAACTGCAATCCGCCGATGATTGCTCCTGGTACTGAACACATGGTTAAAATCCTCTTTGAAATTTGAAGTAGTGAAACGGTAGACCCTGAGCCCCGTAGCGGATAGCGGGATGGACCTCCGCACCCAGCCACCTGAGCCAAAGGATCGAATCATTGAAGCGGGCATCGGCCCAGTTCTGAAGAAGCCAGTACTTGCTTCGAAAGTGAGCCAGGCACCTCCGGCTGAGCTTAAGGAACATCCGCGGAACCGCGGTGACCTCGGTGCTCCCGAGAAGCCAGATGGAGCCAGCCCCTGGGGTAAGTGGGTCTTGAGCTACGCCGAACATCGCAATCGGCCTGCCCTGGTGCTCGAAGGTGAAGCAGTCCTGGGAATTGAGATAGGACACAAGAAGTGCCCGCTCCGGAGTAAACCGGTGAGAAGCCATGACCTCATCCACATGCTCAGGGCGGAGCCTATCCCTCAAGGAGCACACGTCCTCGAGGACCGAGGGTCTCACTCTGAATTGCCTGTCCTGGTAAAGCACGCTCATGTCTCCCTCATCCTCCCAACGTGACCTTGGGCATCACAGCAAGGATGGTAACTGGCAGAGGATCCCGCTGGCGGAAGAAGACACTGCTGCTTCGCTCGTAGCCGGAGTTGAGCGTCTCGACATAGTCACCCGTGATCAGCTCAATCGGAGCACCGAGTGCCTCATTCGTCCGCTGGTTGATTTCGGTGAGGTTGTCCGAATCCGGACCAATCCAGCCGCCACGCGAGTTAAGAAATCTGAAGGTGACTTCGGGAATCTTCACCCGACGATCCTGCGTCGTCCCGTCCCCGAGCCTGAGTTCGATGTTGAGGGTCTGGAAGTCGCTCTCAAAAGCGAGACCCACGTGAACGATCGAGGCGCCCGGGTTCAAGGTGACTTGGCCGCTTGAAACCACTTGAGCCGGATGAACGTTTCCATCGGCAAGGATCGAAACCGTCTTCCCATTAAGATGCTCAAGGCCAGCAACAACGGTCACGACCTTCCTGGCTACGCCACCTGACGAGTAAGCGAGATAGCCCGTGGTATCGACCGGGAGGCTTGAATCCGAACCGAGAAGCTGGAAGGTATTGGTGGTCACTGCGCCGACCAAGAAGCGAAGGCCATTCAGGGCACTCATCCCCCCGGCTTCGGCCTCGATGTCAGAGAGGTCAACCAGGTCGCCCGGCAGGAACCCATGCCCTGCTGCCGTGACTACGGCGGATGCGGCCTTTGAGATCCCAGTGATGGACTTTGGCTGGTCGTAGCTTATGCCGCAGTCGACAAAGAACTGATGCTTCGCATTCGTGGAGGCTACCCGATGAGCCATGCGTTCGACGAAACGGGAGCTTCCCCGTTTGACGACCATCCAGAGCTCGTCATAGCCCTGAGCTGGGATTGTGCAGATCGACTCGAACTGGCCCTGGGTATCGTGCCAGGACCATGCGGCGATATCGTGTTCCTTGACGTAGGTCAGGGCGAGAAGCTTGCCATCACTCCGAACACACCAAATCAGGCTATCCGGCTCCTGCTGATAGGCCATCTCAGTGATGGTGTGCCCGCTGAAGAGATGGTTTGCGAAGATCGACAGGTCATTGCCTGCGTAGCCGCTCGACTGGTAGTCATAGCCCAGGTCACGAATGATCGCGCCCATGGGCTGGACATAGACCACACGGTTACCTACGTGGACCGGATCCACCGTGCTACAGCCGCGGTACCCTTGGAGTTTGGACTGAATCGAGGTCGGGGTGACCGCGCCCTGATCGGATGGACCGATTTGCCACTCAGTCGCAGAGGTCAGGGCCAGGATCTCCGAAAGACCTACCAGATTATTGATGCCGTTCATCTTGCGTGACGGCAGATTCACGGTGACACCATCAGTATCCTCGAGCGGCTGGCTCCGGCCAAAATCGTTGTAGGCACCCGTCTTACTCATCCAAATGGTCTGCGGTTCAGCCGAGGTCGCACCAAAGCAAAGGCGGTCCTCGAAGAAGACAATCGCGGAGGGATATCCGCGGGCTTCAGACCACGAGCCTTCGGCCCAATCAAAAATAGCTGCAGTACTCCCGACCTCGGACATGACCTTTGCAGTACAGCTGCGAAGATTCGCTCGAGCTGTAATCTTCACGACTCCCGTCGACTCAAAGGGATCAGACGAGAGGTCGACATTGCAGGTTCCACCCTGATGGCCTTCCATCCGGACACGGAGGAGAAACACGCCCTCATCGGTCCCGAAGGTATTGACGTTGAAGTCCCCTTCCGAAGTGCCCGCATTCCAATTGGAAGAAAAGTGACGAAGGAGCGTCCAGGTCAACCCATTGTCGATCGACTTCTCAAGGCTCAGTTTTCCGCCCCAGTTCCCGTGCGTGATCACTCTCCAGGTTCCGCCACACTTGATGTTTCCACCGGACACGGCATTGAAGGACAGAGCCTGGCTCATCGCTTGCCCTGAAATCTGATGTCGCAGTCGAAATAGAGATCCCACGTGCTCAGACTGAAAGAGGTCGAAGTTCGAGGACAGGGTCACCGTACTCCCCTTAATCAGGGACCCTCCACTTACCGCGAGCGTCTTTGTGGGTTCGATGTTCGAGGTCATAAATGGGCCGCCCTCGAATGAAAAAAGGTCAAGGCGCCAATCTGGGGGCGAGTCAGAATATCGAGAAAGCATCCGCGGCTGATGATCCGGATGAACGATATAGAGGATGTCGGCGCTTTGGGTGAACTTGAGGTCTTCGAGCTGCTCCTCGGTGTAAGGGGTAGCGACTTCATATGGGATGCTGCCTGTGAGCATGGTCCCGCCGTCTAGGTGGAAGCGGCAATAGAGGTGCCCAAACTCGATGGCATAGGCCTGCTCGACCGAGAACTCAAACGACACGATGCGAGTCTTCCGGTTCGAATATTTCACTGCCCGAACGAGCTTGGTTCCACTACGGTTACTCCAGCCTCCGTGCGGATGGCTGATTCCGTTTCGACTCTTCTTCAGGCCTACCCCGTACTTCTGAAGATCAACGCGGGAGTATAGACTTGGCGCAAATTCACCTCCGGCAAAGGAGGGTTGTAACGTATGGACAGGCATCGTCTCAGCCCCTTACATCCACGAAGCTCGAGGTCCTGCGAACTGACTCGGTTCCCTCGGACATGTTTGCCCGGTGCGCGTCCCTGATCATGACGTCGTAAACTCCCAGAAGGCGGCTCCCCATCCCTGCGTCACCGGTCAGAGGCTGTGCGAGCGTGGCCGCCAGCCGGTAGGAAAGTGCGTCGACGAAGTTGGCATCAAAGGAGTTGGAATCGGTAATACGAACCGTGAACTCGGCGTAGGCGAGCGGGATCTTCGCTGCGATCGCTTTCTGATTCGTCCTGGGCGATAGGCACTCCTTGAACTCCTGGGGAGTTGTGATCGAGAGCGTCTGATCGTTCATGATTTTCCGGATGAACAGAGCATTCGAGGGATACTTGTAGAGATGGCTCCAGCCCAAGACTGGCTCACCTGAGATCTCGGCGAGTGCTTCGGTCTTGGATGCAAAGTTCCAGTTGTGAGCTCTGAGAACCGCGTCGCGGGTGTTGTTAAAGATGAGCTTCAAAGCGCGAGCGGGAGCCGACGAGTCCTCGAGCGAGGTGATCGGCTTGACCCCGAGGTGAGTCAGGGCAAGGTTACAGATATCGACTTGTGAAATCATCTACTACTCTCTTCTCTTTCTCTCTCTTAAGAGGTCGCAGGAAGAGCCATCCATGACTCTCCCTGCTTCCCCTGCGACGACCTACGAGCTGTTTCAGTTCAGCGCGTAGACTTCATCTTTCTATCGGACTTGGACTTTGTATGAGGCTGCACCGGGACCTCGGAATCCGCTGCCTGGGAAACGACAGGCGCGGACCCCGAGGGAGGTGCTGGGGAGTCGTCTGGAAGGCGCCGAAAATACTTCGGAACCTCAATGCCTGACTCAAGCTCAACGATCTCTCCTCGCTTCCAATACTTTCGCTGGAAACCGAAGCAATCGCGGAGCACCTCATACCTTGGCATTATTGCTTACCTACCTTCACGTCATGAGCGAGGAACAGGTTGAAGCTCCCCGCGGTGAGCGGGCCAGTAGTCACAACAAAGTAGCCCCGCAAGAACTGGTTCAGCCCAGCTGGTAGCCTCACCTTTACGGGTTCAGCCTTTGCCGTGAGCTCGGCCACAGGAATCGGACCCGAATCATAAACCGTCCGAGGCGTGGTGAACCCTTCGTTGCCATCCGTCTGCAGAACAAAATTCACGGTCGCAGCACCTGCCGCGGCCGCAGCCTGCTTCACCTGGGCGACCAGGAACAAAGGGTGATCATAAGCGTCACCGGCTGCACCCTGGTTAATGACATTCTGGGATGCTGCGGATCCGGTCACTGCTTGTGCTTCAGAGAACATCAGCTGTTTATCGATAACCATTTTGGTTTTCCTATTCTTGATCAGTGATCAGCTAAGGGTTTCCGATTACGCCACAACGGTTTCGGTGTTCAGGATCTGGTCACAACGACGAACTGGAACCCCACCGAAGGAGAGGACTGGTGCGCCCGCGATATTCTCCATCGTGAGGGTCGAACCTGCCACCTTGTTGACCTGCTGCTGACGCAGGAACGATTTGACGATCCTGTTGCAGTAGAAGGCAGGCGTTCCCATGCCAAGGTTTGGAACGAGTTCCAGAGCCTGGGTCATGAGGTTCGGAAGGTCTGCTCCCGTCGCCCCGGTTTTAGTCAGATCAGAGACGTCGATGTTGGCGATGCGAACCACATAGCGCCAGTCGCGCACCGTGAGGCCGCAGTCCCACTTGTAGTGAGTCCGGTAACCCTGGAAACGGCCACCGTTGGCATCCGTGAGGGTTTGCTCGCCCAGGTCCTTGTGCTGGAAACCAGCCTTGGATCCTTTCGGGACAATCCCATGCACGGTGTTTTCACCCCAAACCACAAGCCAGATCGAAGTATTGTCCGCACCAGCGCCACCTGCCTTGATGATGTTCGAGCCGCTCTTCATAGGGTCCGTGTCAGAGGCGTCAAAGCGAGGTGCGAACCCGAAGAAACGCTCAGGGTTCACTCGCGTGTCCCCATAGATGAGCGTCCGTGCCATCTCGACGTTCATGGATTCCAAGAACGCGCGGTCTTCCGAGAAACGGAAGTCAGCGGTGTTCCCGTTCAAGTCGGCCAGGGCCTTGTCAACCTCGGCATAGGACTCGAGCATCCCGCAAGTATCGGTCACTTGGGCAGTTGAGCTCTTGGACGGCTGGACACCGTAGTTGAGCATCCTCCAAGTAGCTGTAGGAAGGCCCGTCCGGATCGTCGTCTTGTGACCGGTCGGCAGGTTCCCTTCGATCCATCGCATATCAGCGAGGATCTCATTGGTCTGTTGAAGCACTTCGACGATCTTGTCGACTTTTCCATTCGGATCTGACCGCTTGGCCATGTCGAGAAGAGTTACTGAAGTTCCAATCGTCGCCATTCTATATCTCCTTATAGATTAGCGCCGCGAGTGGTCCGGATAGAGAGTCTCTGCTGCACTCTTCGGGCCGACTGCACCGGGTCTTCCTTCAGCAAACTTGTCCTCAGCAATCGCATGGCCTGCCTTCATCGCAAACGACACGAAGGCCTTGTGGTTACCAAGCCCAGTCTCATTCATGAGGGTACGGAGCTCCGGAGTGCCGAAGCGCTCGATCGCCCTGGCAGCGACCGCGAGCTGCTTCTTATAGTCGGGTCCCAACATCTGTTTGGTCTCAGACTTCCAGTTCTCCGTGGTTTGCTTGTACTGATGAAGCGCCGCCTCAGCCTGAGTTGCAATCATCGAGGCTTGCATGTCGACAAGCTTCTGGGCGTTCTCTTGCGAAAGGTTCATGGACTTGGCCAACGACTTGAACTGCTCCAGAGCCTCGGGCGCAGCTTGCAATCCCTCAGGGATCGCAAAGTCTTCGTATGCCTCAGGAGCTCCCGCCTTTACGTCTTTCTCAGGAGCCTTGGCATCAGCCTCAGCCTTGGGCTCATCTTTTGCCGGAGCGTCAGCTTTCGCCGCTTCTTCCTGGGCAGCGAAGCCTTCATCCAGCAGGCTGCCGGAGTCGTCCGCAGCAGGGACTTGGGCAGGAGCATCCGCTTTAGGCGCTTCGGGAGCCGGCGCCACGGGTGCTGGGCTTGCCGCTGGGGATGGTGCTTGTGCCGGTGCGGCCTGAGCCTGGATAGGCGTTGCGACCGGAGCCGGTGCCGCAGTTGCTGCTGGAGTTGGGGTAGCTTGGGGGGTAATTGGCTGACTCATTTCCGTGTTTCCTCTTTCTTGGATTCGGCTGCCGCTTCGTGCTGCATCCTTGCAAAGACCTCAGGATCCGTTGCCATGAGGTCGATCAAAATCATGAGACCGAGGTCTCGTTTACCTTCGTTGAAGAACGTCCGTTTGCCTCCTCCGGTAAAGGAGCTACGAAAGACGCCAGCCTCACTGAGGATCCTCCAGATCAGGCGTCTTCCCTCCGGCCAGGAGAGAACGAATTTGAGGTCATCGCGTTCGCGCTCAACCAGCCGCTTATGGGCCTCTTCTCGGCGTGCTTTCTCCCGGTCTGCGGCTTCGGGGTCCATAAAGTAGTTCATGGCGTGATCGCTCCAGTCGTACCGAGAAGAGCGTCAAGAGCGCTCGAACCACCCACTTGGGTGTCGGAGAGGACCTTTGCACCTTGAACCATGGCCATGGCATTTTGCTGCTGTTGAGCGGCAGCCTGAGCCTGCTCGCGCTGTTTACGAATCGCCTCGATCTTCTCCTTGCCGCGGATGATCCGTGGGGGAAGACCGTGAACTTCGCCGTACTCGATGGCCATCTGATCGAAGTCATAGACATCAAGGACCTCGGGCTTGGCTCCAGCCAGGTTGCCAATGAAGGCTGCCGACTTCTCCATCGAGGAGACGCCAATCAGCTTCTGGGCCTGGGCCAAGATCGAGATGTACTCGACCTTGAGATCCATGCCGTCGAGTTCGGGAGGAGCCTCAGGGATCAGACCGTTTCGGGTCATGATGCCATAGGTCCGATCAATCAGGGGGTCGGCAAGCTCGCCCTCGAGGCGCTCAACCACGGGTCCCAGCATGAGGAGCTTTTCTTCGTGCCGGACGGCGACTTCTTTTGCCGTCATATTGGAGCGGTCCGTGTTCGCCAGCATGAGGAAGAGATCAGTGTAGAACGTCTTATCGATGGCAAACTGTGTGGCGCGGATTGAATTCTCAATCGCCATCAGATCCGGATTCACCAGGTACGCAGGGCGGATTCCACCTGTATTGTTATTCGATCTTGTTACACCACCAGGCAAAGTATTCACCTCGCCCTGGACGCTCGTATCAGCCTGGACCGGGGGATCCGCGAGCTTATCGAGCGCAATCAGCTTGTCGCGCTGAAGCTTCTGGAGCATGCGAATATCACCCAAGGCGTCCCAGCCTGGACCCTTGCCGTAGCAATCAGCAGTCGTCGTAAGATCCCAGCGTGGCGCGAGAACCGGAAACTCCTCGTAGCCTGCGCGCTTCAGGAACTCATCCTGACTTGAAGCCTCCTCCCAGTACAAGGATCGGAAGGGCATATTCTGATTGTCGCGCTTGTCGGGATCGCGGTCTGGATTGGGCTCGATCAGGTGACACACCTTCACCCACTGGTCCACTTCCCCGCTTCGGAACTGAGCTCGGGCTTGCTCACTCACGTTGTTGATCCCGAACTCCTGAACGAGTTGGCCGATCGTAAACCAGGAATCCCGGCCAAAAGTATTCACCCGACCATCGGATCCAGTACCGAGGTAGTACTCTCCGATCGTGAAATTGCGGCCACGGATGACCTGGTCGTAGTCCTCGAGGACCAGGCTTGCAGCGGTGGCGAAAGCACCGATCTCTTCATAGATCGAGTGCAAAACGCCATAGGTATTGGACTTCGCAAAGACCATCATCATTCGGCTTTGCACGAGATCCAGCCACTCGCGAACGGGTTGATAGTTTGAGAGATCCGTATCCGGAAGCATCAGCTTGAACCACGGCCGGGACCGGGAGGTGAAGCCTGAGCTCATTCCGGCGCCCAAGATCCGGGCAGCACGAGTCGAGGTGCCATCGATCAGGGCCTTGTAGTCCGGAGCGCGCCCCGAGTTCGGCGTATCGCCAAAGAACCCGCGGGTTGGGCGGACAAAGCGAGAGAGGTCCTTCCACTGGGGTTGCCAGCTTTGGGCCTCCATTCGGAGGGCGTCGAGTCTTCGTTGGGCTGCTTTCCGATCAAACATCTGTCAGGTTTCCTTACTGTCCAAGCTTCGAGTTCGTTCCGGGCGAATAGAGGGAGGGGGTCGATACGAGCGGGGAATTGGTCACCCCCTGGGATGAGGTCAGGACTGTCTTCGCAAGGCCAAGCCTAAGCTTCGAGATGCGCTTGAGTCGCTGGGCCGCGGTCTCCTGGGGATTTGGATCATTAGTCGTGGGATTAGGTGCAGCGAGCCCTGAGCCAGCATCCGAAGTAGGAGCAGGCGGGGCTGCGTAAGGGTCACCTGTCGGGGGCGGCCCTCCAACCATTACGCTGTCGAGTTGGCCGATATACGGGGTCAATGGCTTCGGACCAAGTTTCTCTGGATCGATCTCCAACGGAGATTCTTCGACGGGGATACTCGACAGATCAACACCCAAGTCAGGCATCCAAACCGGAGGAGGGGGTGTTTCGGATGGGGCGCGAACCTTCCCACCCTGAAGGCCTTGCTGATCCCTTACGCCGCTAACCTGACCACTCGTAGCTGCCGCTTGCGGCTTCCCGCCTCCACCTGCCATGCACATATTGAGAACTCCTTATCCGTTATGCGAGAGGGTCATACTCTCGACGTGTAAATTCGAGGCGACCGCCGTGGCCGTCCCTAATCTTCTTCTGAACTGGAAATGCGAACGTGAGCGCGAGCGCATCCGCCCTGTTAGGGGACGGCACTCCGCGGGCCTTCATGTCATCCTTGCTCTCGAGCTGAATTTGCCCCTTCATGTTGATGAAGTACTCGGGCGCCGGGAGCTCATCGCAGAGAACCTGGTCGTCGGGGATTGCCCCACCGTCTCTCAGGAACTTCTTCATTTCGCCCCACATCTCAGCTCGCTTGTTGGCGTACTGAGGATCAGAGGCCGCGCCACCAAAGTGCACAAGCTGCCAATGACGTTGCAGCTGCCTGCCGCCCGAGACGATCCCTGTGCCGAGTCCAAAGTCGACGAAGACCGCATCAGCCTGGTACTCGTCTTCAAACTTCGCGACGTAGCCTGCGACAATCAGGTCGTCTTGAATCTTCCTATAGGAAGCAAGCACCTTGGACATGAGCCCCTGGCGGAGCACGATCACGCACTCATCATCCCCATAGAGCGCTGGATCCACTCCGATGATGACTGGCGCAAAAGTGTACTGAGATTGGTTCAGATGCTTCCCGCGGGCGTTGTCGATCGAGTCGTTCGGTATGAATTGGCAGTCGCCCGCATTAGGCTCAAGACCGCGAACACGGACGCGGACGAAGTCCGAATCGATCCCGTAGTCGTCGATCCACTTTTGGATCTGAAGCTTGTTCGTGTGCTTCACGGTTCGGGAGTCGATCGTGCGGTTGATCCAGCGGTGCCTAAGCTTCTTGAAGCAGGCGGCAAAGCGGCCGGTCTTCCTTGTCGGGTTTCCAAAGGCCGCC